GTCAAATCCTTATGAAATTGATTTAGATCCATATGCAGATGCAGCAGGTGATGCAATATCAAGTGCTTTTGATTCCGGAACTGAATTACTTGGATCTGCGTATGATTCAGTATCAGACACAGCAACCAATATAGGAAATGGTATTATTGATTCGGTTTCCGAATCGTCATTTGGAAAATTTTTACGATCTGCAGGACTTCCAATTGGAGGTGAACCGCAAGATGACGGTGGAGAAGATTCTGCAACATGGGGTGCAACCGATAGTCAAAAATCAGATTGGAGAGTAAGGCTTAGTATTGCTCCTGGATTTGGCGAATCAATGATTATGAGACCATTTACATTAACTGATAATCATTTAGTTTTTCCGTATACTCCGTCTATTATATTATCTAATTCTGCATCTTACACTCCAATTAAACCCGTACATAGTAATTATCCTTTTTATGCATATCAAAATTCGCAGGTAGATAATATCACTATTACAGGAGATTTTTCTGTAGAAACTATGGATGATGGAAAATATTGGATAGCTATGGTACATTATTTACGAAGTGTAACAAAAATGGCATATGGTTATACACCTAATGTAGGTGCACCGCCTCCTGTTATTAAATTAAATGGTTATGGAGAATATGTTTTTCATGATGTTCCGGTTGTTGTAAGTAATTTTACAGTTGAATTACCAACAGATGTTGATTATATTTTTGTAAAAAGAGTTGGAAAAGTAGGAACTCATGTTCCAACAAAAAGCACACTGTCTGTTACTTTAATTCCTTCTTACAGTAGGAGAAATATAAAAAGATTTAGTCTAAAAAGTTTTATAAGCGGAAGTTTAACACGCAGTACTTATGGATTTATATAATGGCAAAATATAGAAATAATAGTCCTTGGGAGAAAACAGAAATTATAAATAATTCCTATCTAGATATCTTAAATATTAGATCAATTCCGGCAGAACCTAATGATGTAAGATATACTATTCAACCCCAGTATACTCATCGTCCAGATTTGTTAGCTTATGATCTGTATGGAGATCAAGGGCTATGGTGGGTTTTTGCTCAGCGCAATATGGATATAATACAAGATCCTGTATACGATATTGAAGCTGGTGTAGAAATAATTTTGCCTAAATCTTCAAATTTAGCAAAATATTTAGGATAGCATATGGCAGATAGTGATATTCAAGTTATTAATAACAATCAATCTTCTAGCGGCAATAGTGCAACTACTGATATTAGCAATGATAATGAAGATGGTGCGTCGTTGTTACCATTTGCAAATGAATTAGAAGATTTTTCGAGTTATAATTATATTTTTACATTAAGTGCATTAACTGATGAAGAAACTGCTAATCCTAAATCAACGTATAAAAAAAATGATCCACAAATTGTATTGATACGTTCTGGAGGAGGAGCTGATGGGGTTGATATTCCAGCAGAGACAGCATTAGGTGCAGTAGAATATTTTATAGATGATGTAGAAATTAATAGTTTAATAACTCATAATAGGAAAACTAAACAATCTAACGCAACTTCAATCCGATTTACTGTTACAGAACCTTATAGTATGGGTTTATTTTTACAAGAACTTAGAGTTGCTGCAAAAAAAGCTAGGGGTGAAAAATCTAATTATTTAGAAGCACCTTTTTTATTAACAGTTGAGTTCAAAGGTTGGGATAATGACGGTGTGTATTTAGAAAAAAAGCATTTACGTAGAATGTTTCCGTTAAAACTTGTAGATATAAATTTTAATGTGACAGAAGGAGGATCTATTTACAATGTGAGTGCATTGCCATGGACTGAACAAGGACAAACTGAAGAAGTACAAGCATTAAAAGCAGATATTAAAATTTATGGCAGAAATGTTAAAGAAATATTGCAAACTGGAGCGTATAGTTTACACAATATTTTAAATAGTCGGGAACAACTTCGTAGAAAAAAAGGAGAATGTACAACAGCAAACGAATATATTATTGCTTTTCCAAAAACCTCGGTAGATTCTACATTTACTAATGGCGAAGTAATTGATAACTCTGGAACTCAAAGTTCTGCTTTAAGTTGGAGAGGAACAGGCGCAGTAGATGTAACAGAATTGTATCAATCAGGAATTTATGATAAAGATACTGCAGGATTAAGTGAATTTACAGATGATTTAACAAATCCAGAAAAAAGTTTACTAGGAATAATGGTAAAAAGAAGTAATTTAGGCGAAATAGCAAGGAATTTTGCAGAAGATAAAAAAAATGATAATGCTATTGGAAAATCTTTGCTTGTTGATAGTTTTTTAGACGGAAATAAAAAACCTTTTGCTAGACCTCGATTTTCAGAGTTAGATGATAAAGATGGTGTGTTTGATAGAAAAAAAATACAAGTAAGTGATAATATAAGTGTTTTTACTTTCAAGAATGGAACTACAATTCAAGAAATAATAGAGGAAGTTATAATTCAAAGCACATATGGAAGGAATGTCTCATCTGCTTATCCTGATATCAATGGCATGATTCCGTGGTTTAGAGTAGATCTTGAAGTGTACAATTTAAAAGATGATGCGCAAGAAGTTGCCACTGGTAAACCTCCTAGATTATATGTGTACAGAGTAGTTGAATATAAAACACATATAAGTAGATATCAATCGTCGTCTGAACCGGCGGTTTCGGCGCAATTAAGAAAACAGTGTGCTAAAGAATACAATTACATTTATACTGGTGTCAATGACAATGTATTAGAGTTTGATATAAATTTTAATAAGGCATTCTATTTAGCAGCGCAACCATTTGGAGGAGCAGATAAAGGAAGTGTTAAATCTTATGAGCAAGATGCAAGGGCTGGAGCAAGCAATCAAAAATACAGGCCGCCTACTCCGGGTAATTCAGCAACAGATTCAAGTAGTGGATCAAAAACAGGAGAAGAAAATTCAAAACCTCAGACTGGATCTGTAGGTGGCGGACAACCTGATAAAATATCAACAGGAGTTGCAAGAGATTTTAACGATGCACTTTTGAACAGTCCGGTTGATTTAGTAAACACAACAATGACAATTTGGGGAGATCCTTACTATATCGCAGATAGTGGATATGGTAATTATCATGCAATTCCTAGTCAAGAATTTATCAATTTAAATGAGGACGGTACTATGAATTATCAAGACAGCGAAGTACACGTTTTAGTAAATTTTAGAACACCGTTTGATACAAATGCAGATAATGGGTTTATGGATTTTAATAATGTAGGATTAAATGATACAACTGCATATAGCGGTATATATCAAGTTATATCGGTTCGTAATAATTTTGCAGAAGGAGTGTTTAAGCAAACTTTAAAGATGATCAGAATTAGAAATCAAGAAGGTCTTGATACAAAACAAAAAGCAGATCCAGAAAAAGGAGTTGCAAGAATAAGTGCCGATGTGCTGAATACTGCAGCAGGTAATGCCGGAGGAGGTATATAATGCCAACTCAAGAATCAAGGACTCAATACAGTAGAGGGTCAAAACCTACATGGATGACAGGTGTAGGACCTTATATTGGCAGAGTGAGTAATCATTTAGATACTGAATTTATGGGATCTATTGAAGTAGAAATTTTAAAAACAACTGAAGCAGGAAGTCCAGGAGAAAGTAGTGGTTATTACATTCCTTGTACATATGTTTCGCCTTTTGCAGGAAATACACCAAGGAAAGGAGTTAACCAACGTTATGGATTTGATGCAACTCAGAAAAGTTATGGATTTTGGGCAGTTCCTCCTGATATTGATGTTAAAGTTTTAGTTTTAATGGCAGAAAATAATTTTGGATATGGGTTTTGGATAGGATGTTTACAAGACAAATATATGAATTTCATGATGCCTGGAAATGCATCTACATCATATAGTGAAGATCCAAGTGGTAAGTTTAGTAATAAAATAGTTCCTGTAGGAGAATATAATAAGGCTTTAGAAACAGGAAAAGGAAACGATCCTACTCAATATTATAAATTTGTAGATACTGATAGAGTAGAAATTTTAGAAAAACAAGGTTTGTTAAAATATCAAGATAATATTGTGGATCAAACAAGAGGAACAACAACGTCAAGCGCCAGACGCGAAGTTCCGAGTATGGTGTTAGGACTAAGCAGTCCTGGACATTTTGATAGACGTCCTGGTAAGCCAAAAGTAAGATATGGGGAAAAATTTGGTGAAACAAATATTCCTTTTAGCAGGCTAGGCGGAACTAGTTTTGTAATGGATGACGGAGATGAAAAAATTCTCAGGAAAAAACCAGCAAACACTGATCCGCCTGAATATGCTTACGTAGAAAAAAGAGAAACAGACGGAGATGTTGCTTTACCACATAATGAACTTACGAGATGGCGCACTCGAACTGGTCATCAAATTGTTATGCACAACACAGAGGATTTAATTTACATAATTAATTCACAGGGTAATACATGGATAGAATTAACAAGTAATGGTAAAATTGATATATATTCTGATGATAGTGTAAGCATACATTCTGAAACTGATTTTAACTTAAAAGCAAATCGTGATATAAATTTAGAAGCTTCTGGTAATGTTAATATTAAAGCCAGAGAACAAATGCGTTTAGAATCTGGTAACGCAACTCATTGGAAAGTTGGTACAGCAGAAGTTAAGAAAGATCCTGCGTTACGTCCAGAATTAGGTATTAAAAACGAAGACGGAACATGGAAATGGAATAGCTTTGAAGATTTACCTACAGTTGAACAACCGGGAGATAATTTGTATATTGATGTAAGTAGAGATGTTTATTGGAAGGTAGGTACCCATCCTAAATTAGGAGATTTTAAATTAGAAGTATCTCAAGACGGACATGCAACATTTGATAGAGATTTCTTTTTGCTTGCAAAAGAAAATATCCATCAGCATTCTAACAAGGCTACGTTACATTTAGCAGATACAACTTTTGATCAAAAGTCACTAGAAGATTTTAGGCAATTGACAGGAAAAAATATGCATATAAGAGCTGGATTAAATTTACGTTTATATGCAGATACTACTGCGGTTATAAAAAGTAAAGTTAATTATGTCACAGCTATGAATGCTAATCATATAAAATCTGGTAATATAAATTATGTAACAGCAGGCGCAAGTAATGAATATAATGCGCCTGTAAACAATATGAGCAAAATTCAATATTTTGGTAGTGGTTCAGCTAAAGGATCTAATGGTATTACAGCAGATAATGCACAACCAGCAATTGATGCAAAATTGCCAGAATGTGCCCGTCATGCTTTCATACCTATTAGAATACCAACTCATGAACCGTATTTTAGCCATGAAAACTTGAAACCGGAAACTTTTTATCCTGATAAAACAGATAGTACAATATCTATTAATGACTCATGTGATTTTGCAATTAAGTATGAACAAGAAGAAATTAAAACGCCTTTAATTTTTAAAGGAGGAGCTCAGGATGATACATTTAGGAAAGGAAAATGAGTACATTATATAAAGAAATTGTTGTTAAAAATAAAAATGAAAGTACAAAGTTCAAACCAGGATCAAAAACTTATAGAGGAATTAGCACAGTATTTACTAATAATAATACTTACAAATTGTATGATTTACAATTAATAAAACAAGATATAATAAATCATTTTCATATAAGGCAAGGAGAAAAATTATCAGATCCTACATTTGGAACAATTTTATGGGATATATTATTTGAACCTATGACGGCGCAATTAAGAAATCTTATTATTGATAACGTTAATAGAATTATTAGAAGTGACACACGAGTTAAAATAGCAAAAGTTGTTGTAGATGAATATGAGAGTGGAATACAAGTTGAATGTGAATTAATTTACCTTCCTTATAATATTCAAGATAAAATGCGTTTGCGTTTTGATAGAAATGCAGGGCTTCTTACTTAAAAATTTAAAATATATGCATTTTATTAGAAAATAAATACAAAAAAGGATTTGTTATGGCATTAACCGATAGACAAAATAGATTATTAGTAGCCGAAGATTGGAAAAGAATTTATCAAACATATTCTAACGCCGAATTTCAAAGCTACGATTTTGATAGTTTACGCAGAGTTATGATAAACTATCTTAGAGAAAAATATCCAGAAGATTTCAATGATTACATCGAAAGTTCCGAATACATTGCATTAATTGATCTAATTGCTTTTTTAGGGCAAAATTTATCTTTTAGAATTGATCTTAACGCTAGAGAAAATTTTATTGAACTTGCTGAACGCAGAGAAAGCATTTTAAGATTAGCTAGATTATTAAGTTATAGTCCAAAAAGAAATACTGGTGCAAACGGTTTGTTAAAAATAACAAGTGTAAGAACAACTGAAGCTTTAGTTGATTCAAATAATCT